TGTAGGTTATTTATAGAAAAATTGTTTTTTATCCGTCAGAGTCTATCCAATATATGCTATTCATGAATAATAAAAAGATTAGTTTTAAGAGCCTCTAATATTTCGCTGGGGTTATGGTATCAAAATCTATTTTAATTGCATTAGGCGTTCTCTGAGGCGTAAAATTCGCCCTATTTCATATGAATTTAATCTTACTTTTATTGATAATCAAGCATTTATAAATATTAGACCATAAAAAAACCCCCTAAAAAAGGGGGTAAATAATTAATTTAATTTATTTAATGATTAATTTATTAATGGAATATAAGACCAACTTTATTAGATGCATTGAACCATTTAGTGGCGAATAGATCAATTTTACTAGCGTTTTTATAACCATCTTTAATTAAGTCTTTGACATTATTAAAAATCTTTGTATGTCTGTCAATAGATCTATTAATTAAATTTACCTGTTTACCACTATCCGAAAATATAAAATCAAAATTATTGGGAATAGATTTTAGATCCTTTACAAATTTAATTGAATTCGTATAGCTGTAAAATTTGACATTTGGGTTATCTTTTGCAATTGTTAACCATTTATTTAAATATTTTGGGCTGTAATAATCGCCGCTATCATGCACCCTTACAAAATCAGGTTTTTTGCGTTTAATTTCCTTATTCATTAAATCAATAAAATTATTTTGTTTTGTTAGTTCATATTTTTTTTCCATGCCATTTCTGACAGAGGGAAAACGTTTGTAATTTCCTTTTTGAGCATAACAAAATTTAATGCATTTATCCGCAAATGGGCATGTTATTTTTCCCGTTTGGCTCTTATAAGCTGGAATAGAAAAGTTAAATACTTTTTTATTTAGAAATAGACCCGTTTGTTTAATCTTTGTATTTTGTGTTAATAAGTTCATAATTAGTTATTTTTAATTAGTTAATATATATCGTCAATTTCAGGTAGATCACCAACCAAAATATTTAATTTGTGATTAGCTTTTTTACTACTTAAATTGTATTCACTCTTATAATAGTCTAAAATTAGATTTATAATGTGTTCATAGTTCCAACCCTTTTTATTTGTTGTTGTCTTTTCTTTGTATCTATAATTAATAAATTTAGATAAGAGCATTTTTATATATAAAGGGTTTTTTTGTTCATGGGCTATTCGTATAAATTCGTGTAAAATAGCTTTTCTATGTCTTAAGACAAACAATTTATTATTTATGTTCATATTAAATAATATTTATAGTTTTTTTATTTCCAGTATCAACATCAAAGAATTTAATATAAAATAAAGTATTAGAATTGATTTTTCTAAAGTCATTTATTGTCATGTCAAAAACTTTAAAATGTCCATGTTTATTCGGGTCATGTTTAGCACCTGTACCCTTAACACCAATTTTAACACCGCCTCTATATTTTCCAAATCTAGGCGTTCCATCTTTCTTAATGTGTCCAGCACCGAAAATTAAACCAGTTTTTACGGCTTTTTCTACAAGTCTAAACTTGTACGAATTAGATATTTTACTCTTTGTTTTTATATTTAGTTTCATAGTTGTATGTATTTAGTTAGTAATTTGGGTCATTAAATTCTTGTAATTTTTCGTTTATTTCTTCAACATTAATTGCTGGATTGTCCCAATCTTTAATGTCTATTTCCCAATCTCCCTTTTGCGGTTTTACAATAGTTTTAAACATTTCAAAGTCTAAATTATTTTTTCCGCAAAAGTGAGCCAATTGATATAAATTAGGGTCATTGTCAATCCACAAGGAAACTAAAAAAGTTTCGTAATTGTAGTGACCGTTGTACTTTTTGGCGGTGTTTTTATTTGTATTCGAATTTTTCATTTTTATAAAATTTAGTTAGTAATTAGTTTAAAATATCTCTTTTAATGTCTTTATAAAAGGTTTGACAAATAATGTCAAAACAATTACAGTCATAAGACCAAAAAAAGGGATCAATAAATTTATTATCGTATTTATTTCATTTAATGTAAGTTTCATAATTTTTGTATTTAGTTAATATTATTTTTAATTAGTTAAGACAAACATAAAATATATTTTCCACATGACAAAATAAAAAGCAAAAAAACGCAAAAAAAACGCAAATTTAGAATAAGTCTAAATAAGGAATTATGGCACAAAAAAAACCCCCTATTGAATTCATAGAGGGGTATTAAATTCATAGGGGTATTAAATTCACATCCCTATTAGATTCACATTTGCAATTTTTCTTTGAAGATCTTCCCATTTAATTCTTCGACAATCTTTCTAGTTTTTGAATTCTTCATGAGCTTATCTACGTTTTGTGATTTAAATTTTAACCATATAAATTTATCTTGTTTCATCATTTAAGTTTAAAAAGGTTTTTCTTATCAAATTCTTTTTTAAGTTTATTCTCTAATTTCTTCCTTACTTCAGGAGGTAGATTTGAGAAATCAAATATATTTGTTTTCATATTTATTTATTTTAATTAGTTATTAATCATCTTCTCTTTCATCGTGAAAGCCAGTGCCTTCTTTACATTCTAGACAACGACCAGTCACGTAATCGTCATCTATTTGTACTTCACCGATTGGGTAAGCACCACAACAATCTGAGATATATGTTATATTATTGAATTTATCTTCTTTCATAATTATTCGTTTTCGTCATAAAAGTCTGACCACTCATTACATTTCGAGCAATATCCAAATGCAACTTTATCGTGGTCTATTTCTACATCTTCGTATGTTGGAAGTGCATCACAACAAGTTGATATAAAAGTTACATCATTGTTTTTGTAAAGTTTGTCTAGCCAATTAGGATCTTCATCCACCATATGATTCATAATTTTATTTTTATGTTTTTATATGTTGCTACTTCTAATAAGTATTCATTGTCATAATCTAATGATCCATCTAAATATCTCAAGATATTTTCTTGACAATATTCATAAGGTAATATGTATTGTTTTATAAATTGTTTTCTTTTCATAATTTTATATTTTAATTAGTTAATAGTACAAATATAATAATTATTTTCCAACTGACAAATTTTATTTAAATTATTTTTTATATATATTTGCAAAAATTAAAAAACCCTCTGAAAGTGTCAAAGGGTTTCTTGTTAACTAATTATAATAACCAAAAATCAAATTATGAAAAAACATAATTGAAGTAGGTCCAAATATAGGTATTAAATTCATATATACAAAATTTATCCTATTAAATTCACAGGGTATTAGATTCATAGGTGTTAAATTCATAAGCACTTTTTGATGCATCAGGATAATAAATTCTTTGTATTTCAAGGTGTTTTATATCATCGTAAGATACTTTTACTATCTGATCTTTTCTACCCCACTTTGATCTTGTATATATTTTCCAGTAATCTTTTTTGCTTGTAGTGGTTTCTGTAACACCACCTATTAAATTCAAGAGATCAATTCTATTGTAGATACAAAAAGATTCTAGTTCATGAATATAGAAACAAATGTAATCTGCTTTACCTTTTAACCATCCATCTCTACCCTGCACATTAGTAAGCTCTAACCAAATTGTATCTAGATGCCTTCCACCTTTAACATCTACTCCTTTATCATTAATATAGAAATCAATATGTTTGTGCATGTTTTCATGCCTATTGGATTTTGTTACAGAATTAGATCTGTCTTTCATACAAGTAGCAAAGTGGTTTTCAACAAAATCACCATACTTAAAATCATAATATTGTTTACGTATCATGTAAATTATCTTATAACATAAGTGCCTTTTGGATTGCTACGCAGAAGTAAATACTCAACAGCATACCTCATCGCATCGACACCATGATTGTAAGCATCTCTCGGCTTGACACCCCTGATATCCCAAACATAGTTGTTGAATTCTTTGACAAGGTTTTCTCCATCCAAGTTGATGTTGTAATCCTGCATCAAAGCAATTCCTGTTACAATACTGCCCTTCTTCTTGACAGTGGCAGTGCAATTCAACCCTCTTGAATTCAGCTCGGCAATCAGTCGAGGTTCGCTGGAGTCTACAACAATAAGTCTTTTTCCTGCATATCTTAAACATAAGTCATATATATTTGAAGTAACTAACCCTTTTTTATAAAAGTGTTCTTTAACCCAAATAATCTTTCTTGCTTTATCTACTGCAACTTCTGTGAGTACAGACTCATCTCTAGCAAATCCAATGTCTAATCCAAAACAACTTATAGGTATATCCCTATTGAATTGTCCAATCTGCCAATCTTCAAATACAACTCCTTCAGCTTTCTGTAACCAACCACCCATGATTTGATGCTGATACTTCTGTGGTCTTCTTACTTTCATTTCTTCTACTTGCTTCACAAAAGACTCAGATAAATGTTCTTCATTGTCTAAATAAGTGGTATGAATATAGGTAACCCCATCTTTAGATCCATTGAATCCATCAGCAATACCCCTGTTCTGAAAGAATCTCTGATACACCCAATGTTCTTTTGTAGTGGGATTTAATATAAGTAAAACTCTATTGGTAGATACTTTGGATCTAATACTGTAATCTATCTTATCAAAGTTATCTTCTTCCATTAGCTCCTCTGCTTCATCAAGCACAAAAGTATTTACACCACTTATAGATTTTAGTTTAGCAGTCTGATCTCCACTAGCAGTTTTTATGCCTGAGAAATATATAGAAGAACCAGTTACTTTATTTTTTATTTCATATTTGGTGACCTCAAAGTTTTCAATTACTCCCATTAAATTCAGTTTTTCTACAAACTCAGGAATAATCGACATAGAAGCAGAAGTCATGGTGTACCTAGTAAAGAGTACCCTGTTGTCCTTTTCGTACGTTAGAAGTGCTAAAAATACCGTTACAGCGAATGATTTACCTGATCCTCTACCACCAGTTATTACAACGTATCTATCCTTTGTCTGAAACAGACTTTGATACTTTGGGTTTAGATTCAGCTTTTGCATTCTCTTTGATAATATCGTTTATGTCTTTTTTAATTATTGGTAAATGATAAAGAAGGTGAACTTTTTTCTCTAAGTCCTCAATCTTTTTTTTCATTTGTAGGAGAGTCGATTCTTTCATTCTCAGGTGTTACATCTATTGTTTTAGGTCTAGCAAAATCTATGACAGGAATATTAACTTTTGTGTTAACATCTATCTGTTGCATTTCTTTTGGTTTACCATATCTATAATTCATAAGATAATCCCACATTTTAGGATTACCAGCTTTAGCTTCTTTGGCAATATGCATCCACATTTTCTCTGCACTACCAAAGTTTTTTTTTATCGCAAAGTCAATCAGACCAGTCATATTATCTGTGATAATCTTTCTAGGTCTACCTTGCCCTCTGCTGATACCTTTTACAGCACCATTGTTTTTTCTCCCATCTTGTTTTTTTATTTCTGACATACATCTATAATATAAATTAGTGCTATAAGTAAAGCACCTACCAAGTAAAACGATGTTCCCATATTAATTTTGTTTTTCTAGTTCCCTTTTCATTCTTACGTTTTCTCTTATTAAATCTTCAACGTAATATTTTTTATTTGTCCACCAGCTATTAGATTTTATATCTCTACACTCTCTGCTTATCTTGTCATAAGCTTTTATATATTTCATTTCTTTCCATAAGAATAAATTCTTAAATGTATTCTTAGTGTGGTGTAAAACTGTTGCATGATCGAAGCCAAGAGTATTACCAATGTCTGCCAAACCCATGTTTAAGACTTCTCTGCATAAACCAAAATACAAAGCTCTAGCATAAACAAAATCCCTCTTTCTTGTAGGAACTTCTAGATCTATATTCAAATGTTCCTCTACTTTGTTTCTAATTATCTTATAATTCATTTCTTCGTTTTTCTATAATCATTATATGCATCAAGTATGCCTTGACAACATTCATATTGTTCTAAATCTTCATAGTGTTTTATGATAACTTTGATATCATCTTTAATAAGTAAACCCTGAATCAACGACATAATTATATCATCGTAGCACTCCTTTCGACTTACTGTTAAAGTTTCAATCATAATATTAACTCTCTATATTTTGGCTCAAACACAGTTTGACCTTGCTCTATTTTTTTATAATTCTCTACACCATCAATTACGATTTGTTTGCCACTCAAATAAAACTCTTCACTTATAGTATAGAAATCAAAATCACCAGTATTTCTATCTACTGCTATAAATGTCCAGTTTGTATAATCTATCTTAAACAATTCTGTATAGATATATACTTGAGCTGCATAACCATAGTCTCTGGCATCCCATTTAAATCCATTTAGGTTTCTACAGGTTTTTAAATCTACGATGTAACCATCACCTAAAATATCAGCCTTAGCTCTAAAACAATAACCATAAAGCATACCAACTGTTGGTGTCTCTGTTTGACTATGTTCAAAAATATGTTCTACTTTTCTGCATGATAGAAGCTGATCGGCTATTTGTTTGACCTTATATCGATCAGACATTAAGTAAACTTTACCATGTTTTTCTTCTGCTTCCTGCCAAACCTTACCTGATCTTCTTGGCACATCTACAAAGACTTGTTTATTAAATACATCAGGTTCTAAAAGATACCAGTGAAACAAACTGCCAAAATCAAACTTACTATCACTGACACCTGTTGAATTTACATACTTAAAATAATCATTAGGTTTATTTGCTAATACTTTTATAGATGAAGAGGAGAGAGAATTTTTACCCATATAGTCATAGTAAAACTCATCATCATACATATTCGTTTCAAGCTCTTCCTCTCTCCAAAGTTCTCCATCTAATGTGACTATCATCTATTTATTTTTTCTCGTAAACGACATGATTGTTTTTTCTAAGTAGTGTTTTTGCTTTTTCTATTTTTCTTTGCTTTTTTCTATAGTGTTCAAAGATATGATTTGTAATAACATTTCTCATTTTTTTTCTTTTTGTGATTCATATAAATGTTCTTGTTCTTCCCACTGAATTTGTGGTCTTGTTTCTTCACCCAACATTTCTTCCTCTTCTAATAGTTTTTTTATTTTACCCATATTATAGTTTTAAGATTATATATTTTAATATTGATTCTATCCCTTTTAATATTTTATTAAGTGGATATTCGAGTAGATAGTAATTTGTATATAGCAATACTTTTACTATACAAAATACAACCAATAATATAAAAGCTATAATTAAATGTGGTAATCTTAATAATATTTTAAATGCTTTCATATTTTTGCTTATGACACAAATCTATGAAAAATATTTTATATAAGATTATTTACTTGGATCAAACGTACCTTTCCATATAGATTGACATACTGCAAACCTTTGATCTCTGTCACCAAATTCAGATATCATTTTAGCATTATTCATACATCTTCTATTGAAGTCCTTTTTCTCTTCGTACTTTTTGGGTTTCATTCTAAGTGGCATAACTTACTTTTTAGTTTTCTCTAATTCCTTTTGTAGATTAGCTAAAGCTCTCCAAGCTACCTTTGTTGAATGACGTATACCATCATCATCAAATGTACCTGCTTGAAGTAAATGTCTACTTAGTGCATCTAATTCATCTCCTGACTTTGACCTATCCCAATGTAATTCTTTATCAGGATTATGTTGATTGTTACCAACATAACTACATTTAGATATTTCTCTTATAGCATCAGGAAAGTATTTTAACACACCACTGTAAACTGGCATTGACTTTCTATCTTCTTTTGAAGTAACTATACCAGTATCATTTTGTACGTATGACAAACCTGTCATTTCATCTAAAATTGTATTCATGTTATTTGTTATATTCTGTGTATATTCCTTTTAACTTACTTAAGACATTGTTTACAAAACATGGTGAACAGCTTGTAGGTTCAACCTTTGGTGCTTTGGGAAATACTCTACCGTAAATATTAATCAAAGCAACTTGTTCATCTATAGTTACTTTGGATTTATTTGCTGTAAAATATTTGTCTAAATAATTGTATTCATCTTCTGTCAAACATTGTGGCTGTACATAAGGGAATAATTTATTAAGCTTTTCTTTTCTCTCTTCACATCCACAGTCTTCACCAAGTAACCATTTAGCTACTTTATCTATACCAGTAGCTTGAAATACCTTTTCTACTGTATCACCAAAACCTTTACTGGTCTTTTTTGCTTTTAAGGTACTCGTACCACTCTTCTCTAACTTCTGATCTAATTTTTTCTTTGCCATTTTTTAATGTGTTAAATATTGAACTTAAACTAATTTTAGTAACAGATGCTATCATTCTCATAGACATTTGCTTCTTAAAATGTATCTCCCAAAGTTTCTTGTCATACCAATACCATTTTCCTACTATATTCTCTATCTTGCTAATCAACTTATCAAATGCAGTTTCATAATCTATTTTGTACGTTTCATCAGCACCTATACTAAAATTATCTATAGGTAAATCTTTTTTTACCTTATGATAACCTGACAAAAATAGATTACGCAAAGTTACATAAACATAATAAGTATTTATATTATCTTCATCATACATAATCTTATCAACTTTATCTACATACTTGCTGAGTCTTAAATACATACCTTGTACAAGTTCATTTGCAGCATCATCATCACATCCAAACGATTTTGCCATATGTATCCAGTCTTTATGTTTTTCTGCTAGTTTATCTATTAGTCTCCCCACCACCAGTGAAAAGATATACCTACAATTCCTATGAAGAATTGTATCATATACTCTTTACTCAAGTCTTTTGGATGTGGATCGTCTTCAGTATTCATGTCTGTATCCCAATAGTTAATACCTACACATAAACCATAAATAGGAAAAAATTGTATATACATAGTATTCAGTCTTTGTTATACTGTTTTACAACAGCTTCTATTCTAGGGTTTTCTCTATCAATCCCCCCATAATTACAAGTAATCTTTTTGACTGTCTTTGTATCATCACTGACAATACAATCAGAAGATGTCATTGTATCTTGAAAGAATTTATCTACGACTGATATTACGTTCATAAGATCTCTCACTCTGCTATCAGGTGCATAGTAAGTATAATCTATTTCTACCTCACTGTTAAATTTAAAATCTAATCTTTTGCTTACCTTTGCCTGAAATGCCTTTTTTATATCGTTAGAAACAAAGGTATTCCAATTTCTATACTGGTTTAGATTCAGATAAAATCTTCTGAGTCTTCTTTTACCTATTGTAATTCTAATCGGCAGAAGAACTTTTATAGCCTTTTCTAAGTTCATCAACCTTTGTAAATGGTGTTTTTCCACCAAAGTAAAATCGTTGGCTTTTAATATCAAATTCTATATCTTTTATTTCCTGTGGAATTCCTACCAACTTTTGTTTCTTTATTTTCTGTGATCCAAAGATAGCTCTCTTTGACGAATAATCCAAAGCTCTATCAGGTCTCCATATAAAAAGTACATTATCGGCTTTGTCTGCAAAAGTACCCCCACCCTTAATTCTATTGCTATCAGGCTTTATATATTTACCATTATCTTCTTTTGTTGGGGTTACTTGATGTGCAACTAAATGTACAGAAACTTTATACTTAAGTGCAAATCTTTTGAGTTCAGACATAAACCTTGATATATATAAATCTTCTCTTTCGCCTGACTTCATTCGATGTTGAACTGTATTATAAGGATCTATAATTAAACTACGTATACCTTGAGTCTTAACTAAAAACTTTGCTCTGTCAAAAATAGATTGCAATTCAAAGTCTGCTCTAGGATAAATTAGAAAGAAATGTTTTCTTACAAAAGTCATAGCATCTTTATATTCTTTGATTGACATTTGATTGTTTTTATAAAAAGGATCTGAAGTTTTACCTACATACATCTCGATTATATCATTAAAGAAATCATTCATAGGCATATTCTCAGGTGAAAATACACCAAACTTCCAACCATCATGATATGCTTTTAATGTAGATAATTGATTTAAAAATAAACTTTTACCTTCGTTCTGATAGCCTGTCCAGATATTTACCTCACCTATTCTCCATGTCCAAGCATTATCTATCTCTCTGACATAGGTAGTAGATCCTCTTTCTTGACCATTATGAAACCCATCTATCATAGACTCACCTACATCTGCTACAGAGAATATACCCTCTATTTTAGGTCTAGAAGCTATTTTAAGACGATTTCTGAGACTTTCTACCCCTTCATGGACTAATACCTCATTTGCATCTTTATATGGCTTTAGATCGACTAAAAAGCATTTTTCTGATTCAAACCTACGAATAAGTTCTCTTTGTAGGTTTCTCCCATTTTCATCTTCATCAGTGGCAATAAAGATTGCTTCTGCATTTTTAAATACATCGTAGCAATTTGTCAAGCACTCTAGTTTTTTATCTACGTTGCTATCTCTAGAATTCATTGCACCCATGTTAACAGATGTATGAGATTTAACTCCTGCAACTTCCCATGATAAAGAATCCATTTCTCCTTCACAGATTACAATTCTTTTTTGGTCTACACAATTATCATAATTATAGATAATAGATTCAGCATCTTTAGATTGCGTAAAGGTTTTACCATCTATACCTCTAGTTTTATAATTTATTATTTGACCATCTTTAAAGTAGGGAAATAAAATACTTTTGTCATTTCTTGTGGAAACGATCTTATTGTTTTTTATTACCTCTTCTGTAATACCTCTATCAGTTAAAAATGATTTACCCTTTTTTGTTAAAGGAATCATGTTAGATCTTGAAGGTTTCTTATATGTTTTAGCCATTGGCACAATTTCTATGTTATCTTTTATTTTACCTTTCCAACCACACTTATGGCAATAATATAAACCTTTAGATGGACTTACTGATAAACAAGGGTCTTTATAATGCTCTTTACCTAGTGTAAGACAATTTGGACATCTCTGTTTTTGTTCATCTCTGTTTTGATTTACCCTTATACCTAAATCAGAAAACGTTTGCATATATATATATTATATATATAATTATATTATTTATTTATTTATTTTTATTTATAATATTATTATGATATGTCGTTTTGACAGTTGGAGTAACATAAATCTTTCTATTTTTACCATAGAATCCTGAACTTCTAGTTACCCTTTTTATTAGCTCCTTTTCTTCTAATCTATTTAATATTCTGTATAGAGTTCTTTGGTTAATATTTAACGTATCTGACATATGACTATTTGATACAAAACAATATTCTTTTCTATCAAGTGAGCATAGGTAAGATAAAACAGACGACTCCTTAAACGATAAGGAGTCATCTAGATTTAATTGTACATTTACAAATTTAGTTTTAGTCATGTTAATATATTTTATTTTTTTGACTACGATAATTATACGCATCTACAAATTCTCTGTAGATATCGGTCTCATTGTTGTATATACGTAATTTCTTTTTAGGTATTCTATCTAAACATACTTTATCTACAAAACGTTTGGGATTGTTTCTTATTACATCCCTTATAACTCTAATCATTTTACTATGTAAAAAAACACCATCTTTAGTCTCTTTAAATAAAGCAGTAGCTAATTCTAAAACACTTGCACCTCTTTTTTTATCAATCTTATATGATCTGTTTTTAATTAATGGTGCAGTGCTGTTGCCTCTATTGTCAGAAAAAGCATCGTTTATTTTACTACAAGTAAAATTATAAAAAGCATACATTTGTTCAAGATAAATATAAGTGTCGTCTCCTTCCATAGCATATCTATGGACATAATCTTCGGTTTTCCAATTAGCCTGTTTTGTATTCATGTGTAGGACACTATCTTGTGTGTAAATATCATCTACTATATATTTAACAGGTACATCTAATTCTACACAAGCCATAAATCTGTGTTGTCCGTCAGATATAAAATAGTATTTACCTACTTTTCTAACACATATAGATGCAAATTGTCCATGCTCTGCAATAGAGTTTTTTAAATAATTAACGTGACTTTTGTTTATATTTCTATTGTTTTTATAAAATTTAAATAATTTATACTCCTTAGTTTTATTTATTGAATTCATATCTTATTGTTTAGTGCATTTAGGGCAAGATATTATCTCACCCTTTCTGCGTTATTTTAAAATGGTAAATGATCTCCTGCACTTACAGGCTTTTTACCTTCTTTTTGTTCTTCAGTATTAAAGTCATTTACCCATATAGTATGTGTTCTACCATGTTGGTCTACCTGTCTTTTTTTTCCTAAAGTAAGACGTATTTGTCTTTTACCATTATACTTATTTGTAAAATAGTGATTTTTCATATCTTCTTCAGTTAATAGTAATGTTGTGTAAAATTCATTAATTTGTTTTCCGTAACCTACGAAAATTCTATCATTGTTGTCCATATTAAATTTATTGAGTTAGTAATTTTTTTTCTACTGTTGAATTTATCTTGTATTTCTTTTTTACATCTTCTATTGTATATCCTTTAGTCATCCAATGCTCTACATTTTTATAAGCTTCAGTTCCTACCTTCAGCTCAGGCAGGGCAGATACAGTTGTAGGCATAGTTTTATCGTGTGTGTTTGTAGCATCTGCATCTTTGGTATCATCAATTAAAAATAAACCATTAAGTGCATACTTTCTAGCATAACTAGAACTACTACCAAAAGACTGCGATATATCCATACCTTTTCTATTAAAATCTATTCCTGCTTGTGCAGAAGTTTTTTTTTCTTGTTTGCCATCAGATATTATTGCAGTCGCATTTACATAAGCTACATTTAAACTATCTAGACTTATAATCTCATCTGTGATAGTTAAAACTAACTTATGTTTTGTAAGCAGTGGTTTTACTGCTTCTAATATATCTTCACAACTACGGTAATTATATCTACCAAAGTTGTTTCTTTGATTTTTAGGTGCCTTCAGTCTCCCCTGAATGTCTCCCAGTTTTTCATTTAAAGTCATACTGCAAATATATAAAAAAATTACAACTGACAAAATGTATAAAAAAAGAGAGCTTAATTAAAAGCTCTCATAGGAAAAACGTAAAAACAAAAGGAGATAAATCCATCCCAAAGGTATATATAAAATTACTTGGTGTTGACAGATTGTTAATAACAAATAAATTCTTCTGCTATCGTTTTCCTTGACCCCTATATTTCTTTTTATATAATTTACTAGATTTTAGACCACTAGATTTAGACTTTGCGTGTACGTTTGGTCTCTTTACTTTATTTTTTTTCCTATATACAAATGCAGCTTGACGTGCCATTATTTATGATGTTTATTACCAATTATCTTTTCTGCACCTCTAGATCCAAAGTAACCTAAAAACACTATAGTCAGTAACTCTTTTATTACTGATAATTCTTCTAATTGTAAATACCATCCTATGACGAATGCTACAGTTAAAAATACAAGTGTAAGTGGTCTGACATTTTTAGCTAACCAACTACTACTAGCAGAATCAGCTACCCATCTTTTTGTTATGCCATCAAATTCATGTATTTCTTGCTCTAATTTTTTTAGTGCAATTTCTTTATCACCATCAGACATTTCTGACCCACCAATGAGAGTACGAACAATATTACCAGCAGGACTATCGCTAGCGAGACTGGTGACGACATTTGGGATTTTCTCAAGTAAGAACTTTCCAACCTTTGTATCTTTAAATTTCTTCTTCATATTTAAGTGTACTTCCTACAGTATTAGTACAACCAGATAGCATCCACTTTGTTTGGGTCGTTGTCAACGTGAACGAAGCTTTTGGCAATTCCAAGTCTAGTGAATCCTGCCTTGATAAGGCTTCTAACAATAGCTTCTCTAATATTTGAATTCGTACAGGAAATGTCTGCAGCGAATCCATACAAGTGTGAACTTCCTCTATTAGAGGTAGTTTTAGGCACTCCACCAACTCGTAGATTGTGAGCCTCGCTTCTATATCCTGAGTTAATTTTAAAGGATATACCTGCGATTTCTCTTGCTTTGTCCAGCATCCGTAAGAAATCATGATCCATATTAACACCACTATTCTCTTGGTCAGGACTGTCAAATTCAGATAATTCAAAATATTTAAGTTTAATCATTTTATTAAATAAGTGATGACATACAGAAATGTAATTACAAACATTACTGTTACCATCTTTGTTGTCAAATCTAATTTATTCCAATTAGATACTAAATAATCTTTTATCTTTTTCATTTCTTTACGTTTTTACGCAAGTCATCAATATAGAAAGAACTCATAAGAGATAATTTATCTATAGAATCTTCTTGCATTTTTATTATCATGTGTTCTAAGCTATCTTTCTGAGATACTAACATATCTACTCTAGCTTCTAAGTTGCTAATTTTTTTCTTAGCACTTTCTAATTCATCAGGGTTTCTACCTGTAATAGTTGATATAATCATAGCTACACTCGCAGCTATCATACCTATTAATGTGTTTACAATACTTGCATTTTCTTCAGGTATAGTGTATTCGGTTAAGTATACAAGTATGCCTACTATAAGAAAGAATACAAGTAATGCACCTGAAAAGTGTAATAGAAATCTAAATGTGCCATTCTTAGGTATCATTTTGTTTTTTGGTATATCTGTATTATTACTAAAATTATTGTCAAGATCAGAACAGTAGTTTGCAAATAAACATTGATTTGTGGCATAGAACTAAATACTAATGCAAATACTGACAAACCATATGTTCTTACATCTTGAATCATTATGTTAGATTATATGTTGCCTTATCTAAATCATACAATGCTGATACTTCACTTGCAGATAATTCTTTTTGAAATATTTTAAACTGTCCTACATCACCATCAAAATGTGTACCCGAACCACCATAATTACCTAACCTAAAATTTGCTGTACTTGAAAAATGACTTGCTACTGATGTGTTTGAGTCTGTTAAAACACCATTACCATAACCTTTTGTTATTCCACTTCCATCATATGTAAAAACAAAATGTTTGAACTGATTAAGAGTAAAAGGTATTTCTGTGTTTCCTGTTGAACTTATTAAAAAGGCTTTGGGTGGAGTTAAATTTCTAAAAGATATAGCAGCACCTGTAGCATTGCCTGTGGCAAAAAAATAGCCATCATTAGCAGAATGTGGTCTAGCAAAAAAAGCTATTGTCCAAGCTGTTGTACCCCAATTTGAAAATGCAAAATTTGAGGTAATAGTATCGCTGCTCATCTCAAAAAAATTAGTGTTTGCTGCAGCACCTAGATCTTCAGTATCAAATTCAGCACCATTTATTGTACCATTGTTACCATTAGGGTAATTATCCTTTGTAGCTAAATAGTTTTGTGCTACTTGTGCTGGGGTTAGTGTTGCACTATATATTTTTACTTGTCCTATCTTACCTGTAAAATGTTCACTTGTACCTGCTTGATTACCTATTGTTATGTCAGTTGTACCTGCATCATTAATGGTTTCACTTGCACTTGATGTGTTATCTAAAATTCCATTTACATATATTTTTGCCTCACTTGCTGCTCTTGTATATAGAAAATAAAACCAAGTATTAGCTGTAAATGTCTGTGTGCTTTCTATCGCAAAGTTTCCACTACCTCTTTCTAACACTGATAATTTGTTACTACTTGATATTTGTATTTGAAAAGCCCTATTGCTACCTGTTGTAAATTTACCAATTAAAACTTTATCATTTGCAAGAGTTCCTATATTTGCCCACATTCCTATTGAGTATGTTTCACTAGAAAAATCAACAGGTGCTGAAGCTGTTGCACTTACTGTTATCGTATCATTACTTCCATCGAAATCAAAAAAGTTACCTAACTCTTTGTCAAATTTCGCATCATTTATAGTACCATTATTACTTCCTGCACTATCTGCCCAAGTACCACTTGTATAATTAGCAGCATCTAAATTCATCGCTAAATTTGTAGAATAAATAGAACTAAAACTTAAAAAACAATCTGCTCTAAAATTTTGTGCTACCTCTGAAGCTGTCAAAACCCTGTTGTATATTCTTAGGGAATTAAATCTACCTTGCCATCCACTATGTCCAAAAGTTGAATTTGTAGCATTTAATTTTAAAACATCTGAAGAATTTGTTGGTGTTGAAGCAGTACCGCTACCTACTGTATTATTGCCTGTAGCCAAAGTACCGTCTACGTACATAGTCCATTTTAAAGCACTTACATCCCAAGTGCAAACAATGTGTTGCCAAACATCAGTTTTAGTTTCACCACTTGTTGCTTGTGCAGAAGCACTTGTTGGTCTATCACTTATATTATATTGTATTGGATTGTTTACTACACCAAAAAAATAACCAACTCCTGTACTTGAATGTGATGTGCCAAATAAATTTTGTTCTGTGGTATTTGCTTGTGTATATACCCAAACTTCAAACGATAAATCACTTGTAGTTGAAAAATCTCCAAGAGAACCAATAGAAATAAAATTAGAATTTATAGTACCAAAATCATAGTAACCTCTTGTATCACTTGCAAACGTACCACTTCCATTTATAGATCCATTCGCTGAAGGATTGTTAGGACTTACATCATTAACAGTATCTGTGCTACTAGTGTTAAAAGATGCAGTATCAGAAAAATCTAAATCAAGTATTAAATTTGTAGATGGTGCAATTCTTGGCACACTTAAATCGTGTGTAGAAATGTCAAACCAAGTGCCACTTCCACTACCTGTATTAGCACCACCATTTTCTATACTATCTTCATCGTTGCAATCCCAATGCACTACTAATCCTTCTGCTGCAGGTGTAGCAGGAGTAGCTGAGGATGCTGCATCTTGTGAAAATAATCTTTTATTAGTTGGCATAATTACAAACTTGTATCGTAGTTAAAAACATCTACTTTTTTAGTCAGTGCTTTTATCTCGCTTTCTTTTGTATCTACTGAACTTCTTATATTATCTCTTTCTGTTTCTATATCATCAGGTATTGCAGTGCCTTTTTCTGCTTTTCTTGTTACGTACCAATCAGTAGAAATTAATTTATTGTAAGCTGCACCATTTAGTTCTGCTATCTTTTTTGTCTTAAGTTCAGCAAGTGTTTCACTAAATGTTTTAGTTTTTACATCATAAATAAATACAGTTCTTTTTTTGCCATCTACATCTTCATAATCATCTATAGTATGAAGGTTAGATATGTATTGTGTTTTACTATCGTAATTTGGTGTTATAATATCATAAAAACCATAACCCTCTAACACTTCAGTAGAAGAGTTTTCAAATCCACCTATTACGTTACCAAAGTTACTTGGAAGTTTAGGATACTTTATTATTTTGCCTTTTACTATTCTTGCTTTCATATTTTATTTATTATGGTTGGTCTGTATCATCTACGTCTACTTCGTTTACAGTGTAATTTATAATTGCATCACTATCCGTATCATCCAAACAGCTAAATACAAATAAATTCTTTTTACTGCCTTGAAAGTTAGTAGTGCCAATTTTATTAATGTTTTCAGTTGTAAATGTTGATGCTAATGTAATTGCAGCACTAGATAAATCTGATCCATCACATAGCACTTCTACTACTTGACCAGTTTTCATACTCTGTAAATTAAAAGTACAAGTGCCTAAATTACCAGTCAATCTAAAGTTTGCATTACTACCACAATCTAAATTTATTGTACCAGTAGTTGTACTAATATCAGTAGGAATGGCTGTATACCTACCTTCTAGTTTTGCGTGTGTTATGTTATCATCAGCAATTTTAGCTGTAGTAACACCTAAGTCTTTTATTCTTACAGCACCACTACCATTTGTAGCAGATAATTCTATAGTTGAATCATCTACAGTAACTTCTATTTCATCTGCACTAGATGTAATACCATCTCCACCAACTACATTAAGCACTGGATCACCTGAAGTCAAAGAAGTTCCTGTAAGACCATCACCAGCACCAATACTATCTAAATCTGCTGATACTACTAAATCTATAGTTCCATCACTATCTTCGTAAGTAGCTGTAATATTTGTTTCAGTGTTGCCTGTAAACATAGCACCAACGATGTCTTGTACTGACTCTTTAAATGTTTGTGATCCTGTAGCTAGGTTTAATGTGTCTGTATAACTGTCTAAAACATCTGATGCGTCTGTAGATACACCATATATTTCATACATCATCTTACGAACATTTATAAAAGCATCTCGTAACGTAGCACCGTCATTTGAGTTTGCTGCTGTTCCTACATTTAAATCTAATATTGCCATAATTAATAATTTGTTCTATCTATTGTTTCTAATATTGTATCTATTTTTAATTTAATAGTTGATATAAATAAATCAACTTGTTCTGATATAAAAGCTAAAGTTTTATTAAATCCTAAAAATATATAGCTAGGCAGTTCACCCCAATATGTTGTTTCATATATCTTACCGTAACTCATTCTTATTCTTTTTAAGATAACCTGAAAGCCTTATTTCGTTCTTCTGTTTCGGCTTATATTGTCCAATTTTTTTTCTTTTCTTCACAGTACCCAACCAGCAAAATTAGAATCCTTGTCAGGATAGATTTCTTCATTTTGATTAGAATAGTACTCAGGAAACTTAGAAGGTGCATTATAAGTCATGTAATCTATAAATCTATTTGTAAAGTACTCTGCATAATCTCTTTCCTTAGCTATTAGTGTATCGATTTCATTTTTTTCTACTGTTTGACTGTTTTCACTTTCATGTTTAAATACACCACCGTTAGAGATAGTGTAAGCAGCAAAAGGTAAATATTCTGCCATAGCATAATGTATCAGCATGTCTTGCACATAGTCGTTTACTAAAGCAAGGTAATCACCAGTTAAACTACCAGCTACAATGTCAGCACTAATTTTATTATATAAATCTGTGCCTAGATAATTTCTAACATGAATCTCTTGTGCTAATTTTATAAAGTGTATAAATTTATCTGTATCTACAGAACCACTGATAGCAGTATTTTTTACTAAGTCCTCTCGTTTTATAAATAGTGCTGTTGCCATTATTCTTCAGTTTGTTCGTTTATTTCTTCTTCTCTTTCTACATCATCTTTTTTTACACCTGTTTCTTTTTCTACTTCTGCTTCTGATATAGCATTGGTCAGATCAGTAAATTCTAAAGGTTGTAGTGTTTTAAAATACAAGTCTAAATCAATATTATTATACTCTAATATTTTTTGTAGTTCATCTATAATTGTTACTTGCATTGGTCTAATAACCGTATTATCCATAAGTATAGATGCTGTTTCTAATTCTTGTGCATTGTTACCTAGACCAGTTTTATCCTTGATACCAACAAGCATAGGTGAAACTATTCTATGAGAAACCATTACTTTTGTCATGGATTCGTTTGCCAAGAATTCATATTGCTGGTAAGCATCAGGAATCATCACTGGTTCAATACTTGCAGCTAATTCTTTACTGTCGTTAAATGCTAATATAAATTTACCTGCATTTGAAGATCCACTAAACTTTTCATAGATTGCTCTTTCTATTTCTTCTCTTTGTTCTTTATTTGGTGTACCATTATTAAAGTTAATTAACATACTTGGTTGTAAACCATTTTGTATATTATTTATATGATAGTTACCTATCTCTTCTTCTAATTCTGCATATTGTAAACCACCTTGATAATCTACTGGTGAATAGTAATAGAAACCTGCCTTGTATGGGCGTATATAAAGTATCTCTATGCCATCTTTAGACATTCCGAATGCTGAGATACGTTTAGGCTCATCATCTTTCTTTATATCCTTCCATTTGGGGTGATAATAATAAGCTCTTACTTTACCTTCTATTGCCTTTTCTGCTCTTAGTGTTTCAATAGGTATATGTTCTACTTCAAATATTTTTGTTCTATCTTTTGTGTAAATTACCTGAACTGCTGCTTGACCCATCATTTTGTAGTCATAGCACACTTTTTTCATGCATTCTTTAGTAAACAAACTTTTCATTTGCTCGTAAGCTTCAGGTTTTTCTTTACTGTCTGAAGCATCTAATCCTCTACCATATATCATTTCTGATATACCATTGATAGCTGCATTGTTAGTCGCAGATCCGTTATATCTGTCGATTAAGTATTGAAAGTATTGGTTGTCATCACCATATTCTATATAATCTTTTCTTGGGTTTTCTACTACTTCAGGAGAAGTATAAGATGATAAATTTATAACGTGAACTGAATCTTTTGCCACTATATTTACATTTTTAGATTTGTTTTTATTTCTTGCCATATTAATCTAATACTATAAAATCATTATCGTAATTGTCTTGAGTTACATATTCTCCACTATTGATAAAGTATTTATCAAGTGCTGTCTGATCTGTACAGAATATTAGTCCTCTATATATTTCTGTTGTTCCATCTTTAACTCTAAACAAATATTGTCTACCTTCTTTTAGTGCAAAGCTACCTGTAAGTTTCATGTATCCACCATCATTAGTTTTAGTTACACTAACTGTAGATGTGGTTCTTTTCTCTTTATCTGTTAAAGATAAAGTAGGTGAAGTAGCATCTGCTCTAGATATAAACTTGAGAAACTGATTACTTGTTGATGTCGTTAAAATGTGCATACCTAAATAACTGTATTATCTCCGTTTGTTTTTAGGCATAAAAAAAGGGATATAAATATACCCCTTTTAATAATCAATACAAAATTAATTATACTGCCACAGGTGTTCCTGTAGTAATAGTTGATAATCCTGAAAATTCACTAAATGGGTACTGTGCATTAGTGACATCTACAGTTAAGAAATTTGGTGGAGACACCTCTTGTGCAACGAATGTATAATTGTATCCGTTGAAATCACCTAGTGCATTTCCAGTACTAACAGTACCTTCCATTAAATCAGCACCTTCTTTAAGACCCATCATAAACGCATTGTCATTTTTATCAACAATAACTATGTGTGGTCTAGCAGCAGCTAATAATTTTAATTCTTTGTGATCTTCTTTCGTTAGTTTCTTAAGAGTAATGTTAAGGGTTTGCTCATAAAATACAGTACCATTTTCTCTTGAAGCATTTATAGTTGTTTCAAATGAGTTATTACCTTTAACCTCATACTTATGTGAAGCTAAGTCGTTAGATGAATCACCAGTCAAGTTTGTTATCTCGTCACTACTTCCTAGAGTAACAGTTCCTAAGCCACCAAAATCAATGAAGTATACTTCTTTGATACCTGCAACTACGTCTTTACAAGCTTCAGCACGAGATCTAGTTAAAACACAAGCCATATTTATTTATTTTAGTAAGAATAGTGGGCAGATTAAACCACCCACTTTCTTGTTATTAATTACTTATTACGAATAAAGAACGATATCGCTACCTATTCCATGCTGAATACCAGCAGTAAATCTCATAACGATTCTTACATTCTGTGAACCATCGATATCTGCCATATCAATAACTTTTACTTCGTTGTGATCTGATAAAAGACCAGTACCGAAATACAAGTTAGATTTTTCAGCAGCTACAATGGTGTCAGCCGCTAAACCACGTGCCAAAACGAGGTTGATTCCATCAAAGGTCAAATTTCCACCGTTGAACCACTGAGTACCTTTGTTGTCTGTACCAGCAGCACCAATATTAGATGCAAACCCACCTAAAGCTCTTACGTAAGCTCTATATACTCCTGAAGGAACATAGATGAATAAATCCTCTTTAGCATATACTGCTGATGGAATCGCATCTGCCACTTTTCCAAGCTCTGTAATCACATTTCCAGAATTTACAGTAGTGCCACTTACATCAACGACATCTGAGTCTGCAAGTAAAGTAGTTTTAAACCCATCAAATTCACCAGCATTAGAATTTGAACCACCCCAAATATTTTGTTCCATTTTCTGTGCTGTTTTCTCTGCTACGTGAGCAATTAAGAAATCAGATAATGAAGGTGGTAAATCTGAATATGCTGAGAATCCCATTTGGATAGCTTCCCAATCAGATATAAAATCCTTCTTACATAATTGTAAGTTAACTTGAAATTCTTCCATAGTAAGAATTCTTTCAGTTAACGTAAGTGTTGAAGTAGGATCAAAATCACAAGTAGCATCTTTTACCAATGAATCAGTAGCTACTTTTTTAAGTACCTCTTTATGCTTTATATTCGGCTTGATAGTAATAAGTTCGTTTGCTAAAGTGTCTCCACTTAAAAGAGCAGCAGAAATATATTTACCAGCAAATTCTCCAGCATAGGTTGTTGTTAAGTTATTAGTTGTTGCCATTTTATATATATTTATTTATTTATTATCCTGTTGCTGTTAATGCACCACTTGATAGTGCGTTACCAAATACATAGTAGTTTGAACCATCAGACCATATGTCTATGAAATCACCTAAGTTAGATGATCCATGTACAAAGTTAATTTGGTCTGCTGCATCTACGTCTACGACTGCACCTGCAACGATTAAACTACCTTCCATCTTATCTGCTGTACCACCTGCTATTACTGTATTTGCTGTATCCATAGCACCAGTAGTAACAAATCTACAGTTGAATCCTTCTTTAGGTGCAGGTAAAGTAACTGTACCACCTGAACCACTTACCTTAAAAATCTTCCCACTGTCAGCAGCTGTTAAACTAGAGCCTACAGAGATTGCTTCATACTTAGGGAAAATTCTGGTAACATCATTTGAAATTGTTATTGCCATTTTTATTTATTTATTAATTAATTACTAATCTTTGATAAAACTCTATCTAGTGTACTGATAGGTCTATTTGGGTTTCTAAAGCTGTTATTAGCTTTTTTTACTTCTGTTTCAGGACTATGTTTTATAGTTTCAGCAGCAGGTTCAGCAGAAAGCTTCTCGATTTGCTCAGACATCATTTTCTTTTCCTTGTCATGATATCCCATCTCATCATCTACTCTCTTCATGAGTGCTGCTAATTTAGACTCCATAGAAGCCATTTTAGCTTCAAATTCTTCTTTTTTAACATAACCTTCCATCAGTTGAGTTTCTTCTGCTTCTACTTCTGTAGACTCATCAGAAAGCTCTTCTTCAGCAACTTCTTCGGTAGTTTCTTTAACTTCTTCAGAAAGCTCCTGCTTTGTTTCTTGGTTGTCTTCTTTTACTTGCTCAGATAAATTTTCTGCAACGACTTCTTCTTCTTTGATGCCTTGAGCTAATTCATCTTCCTTAGTAAGCTTAGACAACTTTTGTAATATTTCATTTAAAATTGTTGTCGCTTTTGGAGATTCCATATTAATATATTTATAAAGTAATTCACGTAATTAATTACTTATAATTAATATGTTTCATTTTTAAGTTCCATCGCCTGTAATATTACCTATTCCCTGTGCCTGTAAGCTACCATCACAACACTTAGAATGGTAAGTTATACCATCAGGACATAAGCAACCTCTTTTACCACCTTTTGGTGATGTTCTACTATATGTGTATCTTCTTCTTTTACGTATCATTATTTTTTACTTTTAGGATGTTTCTTAGGTAGCAAATCATAATCCGTAGTATACTTTGGATTTTGTGGTCGTCCGTTTTTTACTAAATATAAAAATGCGTTGGTTCTTGCAAATGCCCACTGCGAAGCAGACCTGACCTTTGGAGAATGACTTGTGTTAAAAGCACCAAGTCCTCTTTGATATACACTAGCCAACATGCCTACTGTTACACCATAACCTAATTTATCTTTATATCTTTTATTAAAATCATCTGCTTTCTTTTGTAATGTAGCTCTATCTTTTGCAGATACCTTAGCACCTCTCTTACCTTTTGCTGTGCCTTTTGCAGTACCTTTACCTTTAGGATTGGGGTTAGGTGTACCTGAAGCTGGTGCTTTAGGTGATTTTCTTATGCCACCTCTTGATCCTACTTTTGCATAGTAACCTTTTTTTCTTACACATTTACCAGTTTTATCTTTTACAAATCCTTTAGGACATTTCTGCATTTCTTCTTTACTGTGATATTCACAAGGCATATACCATTCTTTACCTTCAAAGTTATGTACGTGAAATCCTTCGCACCCTAAATCTTTTGCAATCTGTAGTGCTTTTTCTTTGCTAGAATATGCTAGTCTATCATCTATAATTGCAAAGTCATCATCTACAACTTGAGAAGCTAAATCTATCTCACCTAATTCTTTTAGTTTAGATACAGACCATCTTAGACCAGCTTTACCACCCCAAGCATCATACATTAGTTTACCACATCCATCAGAATATGTTTTAGATACTTCTAAGTCTTTTTTATGTCTAGCTAAAAAGCTTCTCATCCTCTTTATTGTTGATACACTCAAAGCAGATTTTGATGCTAACATCGATGCTCTTCTTTTCCCCACAGCAGTGCCACAAGAACCCCAGCCATTTTTTTCTACATATTCTAATACTCTTTTAGCGTTATTTACTACACCTTGAGGATAGTCGCTATAAGATGCAAGTTTAGTTTTTTTAGATTCTATAAAGTCTTTTATTTCAAATAGTATTTCTTCTGCTTCAGATTCATCTAGTAATTCTGTACTCATTTGTACTTTATCTGTAAAATATCCTTCTATAGAAAAACCTGAGACTAAACCTGTCTTAACATAGTTTTCCCAAACATCATCGTTGTTTACTTTCATAGAAACCATCCAAGTTCCTACTGGTAAATCCATATCGTATTTCCTAGACTTATCATGTACTTCATCTTCTATAATCCATGATTCTACTACAGACAAACCGTTAAGAGATGCTTGGTGTTCTAGTGTAGATTTATTCTGATTGCCTTTCATAAGAAATAGTTCTGATGCTTTTCTTACTGTATCTTCTGAAAAATAGATATAATATTCATCATCTTCTGTTTGACGATATATATTTTTGTTTGGTACTAAAGCAGCACCCATTAGTATTCTTTTTTCAGAGTCTACTTCTGCTAATTGTATTTTATGGTCTTTTGATAAAGCAATAAATTTTTCTTCTATAGCAGGTTTATCAACTATGCTAATAGCTTCTATTCCTGCAAGTAATGCTTCTTCGTCTATTATTAATTCTATAATTCTCATATTCCTGCTGTGTTTGTTATATTTCTATCTAATTCTTGTTGTGAGGATATCTCTTTACCTACTACAAATGCTTTCAATGGTTTGTTTTGCTGTGCAGAAACAAGTCTTCCTAACTGAGATACTTGAGACGCACCAACGACATTAAAATCAGGTGCTTCTACAGTAGATCCTGAGCCAACAGAAGAACCTGCCATTCTTGGATTACTTGGGTCAGTTTGTAATATATTTCTAACTTGTGCAAACCCAAGCAAAGCACGAGTAGCTGCATAAATTTCACCTAAAGGTGGTGGTACTTTTAAAGCTGCTGTAATACCCTCATAGGTGTTAAATAAAGCTTGTGCTATAGCAACTATTTTGCCTACTTTACTTTGTTCACCAGCAGCCTGTATAAATGCTGCTGTTAAATCTTGTAAGGCTTCTTTTTTCTCTAGAAGCAGAAGTTTATCATAATACTTGTTCACCTGTAGTATTGCATCCTGCTTGTATTCTTCGTCAGCAATAATGCTTTTAATTTCAGCCAGTCTCTGTTGTTTTGCTTTTATTATTCTAGCACCAGCAAATTCTAGCTCTCTTACCTCTAAATCTTCATTCTTTTTAAAATATTCCTCTCTTATTTTACCTAGTTCTCTTATAGCTTCTATATGTTTTTGTATCTGTTCTATTTGTTGCTTAGTGACAGAATCAAATTCTTTTTTAGTTACTATATTTTTCTCTTCTGATAAATTTAAGTTTTCTATTTCATCGTATACCTTTTTTAATTCATTTATATATTGTTGGTTGGTTTTATTAACACCATCTTGTATTTCTTTTACTTTAACTATAGTTTTCTGTCTTCTTTTCTCTGTTTGCTCTGTGCCATCTACTGCTTCATTATATTTGTCAAACAATTCTGTGCCTATTTTTAAAGCAGGGAAGAACATGGCAGTAAGTGGATTGTTAACAATTAACTTAAAAAAGTTAACTACCTTTTCCGATACTTTACTGAAAAATTCACTAATAGGCTCTAACAATGTTTTTAGTAACGTAAAGAATTTATTTATACCTGAACTTTCTTTTTCTCTTATTTTTTGTATTTCTATAAGTGCCTTTTTGTTGTTTTCATCTATAAGTGACAATATGGCTTTAGCTTTAGCTTCTAGTGCTGCTAGTTTTATAGCTTTTTCTATAAGTTCGTTTGAGTCTTTACTTAATTGATTATTTGCATCAAGTTCAATGTTTTGTAAACCAGTAATCTTTTTAAGCCTTTCTACAAGTTTTGTTCTTTGGACATATGACCCGTTACCATTGTCGATAGCACCTTGTAAAGCTCTTATGTTTATTTCTGTCTCTTTAAATGAAGCTTGTGCTTCTATCAATGCATCTTTTAGTTTTCTTGTTGCATCAGCTGAACCACCAAATAATTTTATAAGTTTTGGTAAAAACGTTATAAGTAGCTGTATACCTATTAACAGTAGGTTGTTGAATTTAAGAAGATTTCTTAAAGATTGTGCATACGAACCTGTTGCATCTTTAGATGTTTTAAATAAGTTAATTAATTGTGACAAGTTGTTTGCTATAGCTGTAAATCCAAAACTTGCATCTGAAGCAAGTCTACTTGTTTCCATGAGGATTGCGTTATCAATACCTGCTGTGGCTTTAGGATCTTTACCTTTTTTCTGTACCCTGTTTACAGATTGCTCTAATTTATTAAAGCTTTCCTTAACCTTATTTACGTTTCTTGTCGCACCACCACCGTCTACCAGTATTCTAACTAGAACTTCTTGTGCCATATCTTATTCTTTTTAGTGTTTGCTTTAATTCTTTAATATCGCTTACAGCTTTATATTTACCTTTAGCGATGTCAACATCTTCTGATATGCCATACCAATCATCTGCGTTCAATAATTCTAATATATTTTTTATCATACTATTTCTCCCTCAAATAGGTTTAATAATTCTAATGTACTTTTACCAGTTCTTATGTCTGTAGTTATTGAATTTATTCTATAAATATTATCCTGAAATTTAAGCTGGTCATTTAATTTATATCTAATTATTACATTTGGTGGTAGATACGCAGTAAATTTAACAACCTTTTTTAGAGGATTAAATACAGATCTAATATAACTACTATAGAACTTTTTAAATAACGAATTATTTGCTAACTGTTGCTCATCTCCCTGTTCAAAACCAGTAGCAGAAGTATTTAACAAACTGTTATAATCTGTTAGCTCAAACTCGTCTACTTCAGAATCAAAGTTAATCATGAAATCAGGTGCTGCTGTTATTACACCTGATCCATCTTTAGTTGGTGCTTCGTTGGCATTTGAAGCTCTCCAGTAGGTCGAAATAGCATCTTCAGAACCACTAATCCAATTTATATAGTGATTGGCACTTGATATAGTTTGAAATATGCCATAAAACAATAAAGGTTTTATATTTTTAGAACTGTAGTTTCCTGTGTCTTCATTAAAATTACCACCAGCAGCATATCCCCATTGAATTTCTGTTTGAGTCTGATTGTCACCTAAATCTAATAAATGCTCGTACTTTAGATGTGAGAAAGGTAATTGTACATCGTACTTTTTACCAAAATCTGTATATCCTTCAGGAGTAAATTCTGCATTACCAAAAACCTTGTTGTGTGTAACAAAATGATTTTCCATTAAAACAGTATCTGTCTCTTCAAACTTAAAGTGTATTGTAGTGAAAGGTAGGGATGCAGAAACGGTATGTTGTGATATATCAACATAATCCTGTATATCTATTGTACCACCTGTAGGATTGTTTACAGCATCTGCATAAAACGAATCTAAAGTCATAACTTTTATTTTGCCAAAATCTGTATCAGATTCGTCATCCTCATAGAAGGCTACAAGATTAAACATTTTGAATATACCTGATAAAAAGTCAATAATCTTCAAGTCAGGCAAATGGTCTCTAATTATTATTTTACTTGTAGAAGTATACGTTCCACCACTATTTGCTGCTGCAAAAGTTGGTGAATAACCTGTAAATCTAAACAATGCTAATTTGGCACTGAATTCAGCAGTAAATACAATACCTACATATGTTTCTACAACAAATCTAACTTTATAAAGTCTGGGATCCCTGTTGTGGCAGAAAGTTTTATTGAACTTTAAGGTTTGTGTGCCAACACCTGATATCTCAGCTAGTGTATCTCCTGTGACATCATCAATTGCTTTTATAGTATAATTTTTTTCTGTTTGTCCTACAGATGGTGTTATTTTAAGTTCCATGATAAAAGAACCCTTTTTACAAGCACCTGAGAATATATGTTTCTTCATTTGGAAGTCTACAGTGTCATTACTAGATACAGTAGGGTTGGTTGTGAACTTATCGTCTGTAATACTTATGGCAGGAAGATTTGTGATGTCTATAGTCTGTATTTCTTTGCCTTGAAATTCATAATCTATAATATCACCTGATGCAGAGCTTAACCACATATATAAATTAGTAAATGCTTCAGTTCCAAAAAAGTCTCTTGTAAATACTATGCCATATTTACCTTCTATAGCTTCAATAATATGTGAGCATTTTATAGCAGGTTTTAAGTCTGTAAAAGCTAAACCTCTTGTTGCATCTGTGCCTATACTAAATAAATTACCTGAGTAGTTGCTGGGGTCACTTGTGCTTAAAGAAGAGTCAAAAAACAATCTTTTGGTTGGTGTTATTAGAGGATATATTACAGAATTATGGACACCAATACCAGTATTAAAACCACCCTTAACTGTAGCAGCATCATAGGTGTGATCATAAAGTGTAAGCTGATTAGATTTACCTGCTTCTGTCAAAGCATCTAATTTATCCTCTTTAATTAAATCTTTTAACTGTACCGTATTACCAAAAAATGTTATGTTATAACTTGCTGGTCTATTATGATTCATATTAACTGAATTCACCTGTACAAAACCTCTTCTAAACAGAATAAAGTTTATAAATATCTTTGCTGCTTTTTTAGTTCTAGTATCAAAACCACCTTCGGTTATGTGTGGGGAATAAAAATGACCAAATGTTTTATTGTTTTCATCTGATGCAGGAACAGTAAATGACTGGCTAAAATCTGTAAATACTTTACCAACATCTTTTAAATCCTGTAGGGTTGAGGTTATTTCGATGGTTTCATCTCCATACAAGTCTATTTTTCTGTCTTTGTTACTTGTATCTTGTATATATAATTGTACCTCTGTCATTACCTAATACTTTGTACAAATTCAGAATCTGCTTCGAATTCTAAAGCATAGTTGACAAGCTTGTCATCTTTTCTAGTTAAAAAGTTTACATTGTCAGATACCACCTTAACAGGCACTGCTAACGAAGAGGTATTATCGGATGGACTTAACCTATTCGTATCATGTATATATACATATTCTGAAACTAATATCTCTTTAATTACTTGGCTATGACTTGCATGTATAAATCCAGTATTCATAGTAAATCTTTCTCTACCCTGATTCTCTATATATCTTGTTTGATGTCTAGATGGATTATAAGTTGTAGGGTTAGTTTGTATTTCTATGATTGATTTTTTGTAATCTGATCTATTTGCATTCATCCCATCTCTTTTGAGTGCGAAGAAATACATGCTTTGTATTACACCAAATTTATTTAGAAAAGATAATTTGTGTGGTAAATTCTTACATTCTTCAATACATTCGATATTTATAGTTCTAGTTGTTCCATCGGATCTTGTAATTGTAACTTTATTTGCATTTGCAGGTATAGATTTTGTGTTTACAGAATTGTTGCTACTTGAGCTTAACGAGCCTGTTTTGTCAATGGTAATATCTGTAGTTGGGTTCAATCTTATCTCTTGTGCTATTGTAAAAGGAACAGCAGTACCAGTTGTATTGAGTTTTAGTTGTGTTGTATCTTGAAAATATACAACTTTGGTAACACCATCTGTTCCTTGTTGATAAAACGGTACAATGATTTCAGAACCACAAAGGTTATTAATTACAGAATTAGATATCATAAAATCTTTTGATAGCTCAGGATTTATATTGTCGTTTAATTCACCGTAGCCTCTAAATGCTAAAGCTTTTTGTTTTATCTTTTCACTGTCGCTATCTGTTGTGTCATCATCGTATGTTCTTGTGATTTCCCATTCTACATTTTTTGTTTGATTGATATTTGTATAATTACCATCAAATTCAATTTCAATAAAATCTTTTACTAATTCTGCTATTTCAAACACTATAGTGGTCTGGTAGACAAGTTTGGTTTTATTTATAGTATAAGTGGGTGTGCTAGGTCTTTTAAGTATGTCGCCACTCCATATATATAATTTTAATTCTGCGGAAGAAAGTTTAGCCATGTCTACGTAGTTAAAGATTTAAGTTGTATGTCTGCTTCGCTTTCAGAGGGTATGTGAGGAAATAAACCATTTTGCTCTAGTTGAGGATGGACTATTTTTGCATGTTCAATACTTAATGCATCGTTAAAAGATAATTCTGTTTCATTACTTCCTTTAAATATAAAAGTTAGTTTAGAATCAGCACCTCTTAAAACACCTGAACATATCAAAGCTTGTACAGGCTCACCTGTAAAACCACCGTTAGATTGTGATCTTGTATTTTGTATATAGTCACCGTCAGCAACACCATCACTAGCATCTACAATGTTTTTTTTAGGATGTCTTGTTACTGTTATAATAAAAGGCATTTTATCTTGATTAAATTCATCGTACGACAAGTCAGGTGGTAATTCTACTGTTATTTTATTATAATCTGTTTTATTCAAAAAGTCGTCTCCTTTGTATTGGGCAGAACAACCAGTACCAGTTCCTCTGCTCAGTGTGGTGGTTTTAAGATCACTAAAAGCACCAAGACCTAAAAAAGAACCATCACTAAAGAAAGTTTTATTTTCAACACTCATTCTACTTGTAATATTGGCATCTCTCATTCTTTTATAGGCTGAAACACCATTACTATTTGCTCCTGAAGTGGTAGAAGCTGCTACAAACCTTCTAGTTGTACCTCTTGCATTTAGTGAGTAATTATTTGCGTTTCTTACCTCAGTAAATAATACACTGTCGTCTTCATTAGAAATAATTGTATTGTCAGACATTGTGTATGTTTTGCCATTTCCGCCAATTAGTACGTCATTTACTTTTACCGTAGCTCTAAATCTATGTTCGTAATTGTAAAGTGGATCTGGCAACATAGAATGAAAACTTACTATGGTAACAAAACCAGCAGAACTAGAAACTGCTGATACAGCAGGACAGCTTAATGTTAGTGTTAAGTCAGGATCTGTTGCATCAGGTATTATTGGTAAATTAAGCTCTAATTGTATGTCGTTTTCATCGGAAGATGATACTTGTGCATTTACGGATACTCCATCAGGATTTGCTTGTGTTGAAGACAAGTTACTTGCTGTACCACCCACAGCTTCCCATTCTGTTGCAAATTCATCAAGTCCTGCTTCCTGAAAACTTAGACCCGATATGCCACTAGCTTTACCTATTCTATATTTTATAGGCGTAATGATATTTGATATAACAACACCAAATGTACCATTCTGTCTACCAACAGCAGATATATCATATGTAATACTGCCAACAAACAAACCTAATGAAGATGTTTGACCACATATTAATTTTCTATTGTCTTTTGTTACTGAAACAGTACCATCATCCCCATCATCAACAATACATTCACCATTTTGATCTCTTTCACAATCTTCACCATCAACCACTTTATCTTTCTTCCTAGATACAGTGATATAGTAAGGAGATCGTACATTCATTTTTTTTATATTGAATTCACTCATCTATACAAATTTTACAGTTTTATCATTCATGTCAAATCCTGCTTTAATTAATATTTCATTTATACTTAGCTCTATGTCTTCAACTATAGGTGCAATAACTTTTAAATTTTTCATGTCCTCTTTTACAGCTTCTTTTATAAATGGTAATCTTTTTATACCTTTTATCTTAATTTTAGATGCTATAGTTTCAGCTATTTTTTTTACTTCTGGTAGCTCAGGAGACTGATTTGCATAAGCTATTGGTTTTTTAACTAACCATTTAGCTATATCATGTACTTGTACTGTTTTTTTTCTACCCTTTTCTATATCCATTAAATATTTGTTACCAACAATATCTATGTTCAATGCATTTAACGTTTCTTTAGTTATAATGTTTTTCAATGACTTCTTTGATGCACCTGTGTATGTAATTTTAGATCTATCCTGTCTCTCTCTATCTAATTCAATCTTCAATAGCTTTATTAGTCTTTTGGCATAATTTTTCATATATGCTTTTGTATTTTTTATTTTTATTGACATTCTGTTCCGTCTCTGTTAGTTAGTGCCATATCATTATTGGGCATACGTAAGGATAAATTCATACTCCATCCTGATACCTTATTTTCAAACTTATCTTCAAATAATTCTGCTACAGGATCAGAATTAAGGTGAACTAAATCATCGTACAACTGTCCTCTTCTTACAGCAGATTGTAAACCATTTACTACAGTAAGTAATGTGTTATGTATGTCGTGTTTGTTATCTAAACCTAAATGTGGTTTTGACTTATCTTGCTTGTCATCTTTGTCTTCATCTACTAAATCCATGACAATAAGATTCAAAGCTAAATTCATGATGTGTTCTTCAAATGTCACAGACTGAATTGTTATATGTGCCAATGGAAAAATAGTTTGTTTTGATAAATCAACTTCTAACAAATCACCAAAGGTTACAGTATTTATAGAAACATTACCATTTAGGTAAGTATGTAATTTATCAATTATGTCGTAATAGCTTTTCATTTAAACTTCTGTTTCATTATTTTTGTTTCAAGCTCATTTTTTTGTTTTTCGAAGGATAAGAAGGTAAGGCATTGATGAATTGGTAATTTTGTAACTTTGTCAAATTCTCTGATATTTCCTCTAGCCAAAGCATATATTGATTGATACCAACCCCATGTTTTTGCAAAGCTTCCTTCAAGTCCAATGTTGTATCCGTCTTCAGTGTTTTTCGTATATAAGTCAGGGTAGCTTTCGACAATTCCATCCCTAAACGATAAAAAAAAACCACCGACCCCATAACAATGTTAAGTGGCATCTCTTTCATAAGCAAACTTATTTCATCAGATGGTGAATAGTCTGCAATCGTATATCTTTCTTTTTTCTTAAAGTTGACTGGTCTGTAAAGTACAGCCATCGCTTTATGCATATTGTGCCAATCTCCAAGAAAGTTTTCTACATCTACATATTCACCTAAACTCATGTCATCAAGTTTTGGTATAAAACCCATCTCGACATCTAATAGTTTAAATCTTTTAACTAGATCGTATTTTTTGTTAAATGCATCGCTTAAAATAGATAATAGTTTTGATACATCTTTGAATGGTATCTTATCTATATATTTTTGATCTATGTTACATATGTGCTGAACTAATTTTCTATTTATATATTCAGCATGTTTTTTTTGATCTTTATTTTTTATGTCTTTTAAGTAGTCTTGGTATTGACCTAAAGTTATTTCTTCTAGAGAACTTGGAACTACAATCTTTACTTTTTCTTTTATCATACTATAATAACTTTGTTTCTATTTTGTGTATTGCACCAAGACAAATGACTCAGTGGCATATCAATAAATAATTATATATATTATATACATTATTATATCTTATATAAATACTTATATCAATACATATTTATGTATAAAATAAAAAGTATACTTACTTATGTATACATATAATTATCTATATATATGTCATCAGGACAGTTGGAATATTTAATTATTCGTTGTGTAGTAATGACAATACAATTCATGGATCTTATCGTAAATTGTTTTTGCTGTATACGTTTGGGGTGATCTGATTATCGTTCCGTTATTGTAAATTTCAATATACATCTCTTTATTGTGTGTTGGCACTGGATACATCTTTATGCCATTTTCTAAACACCAACTAAAACAGATATGTGGTTCGACATTCATAAAGCAAATATAAGAAAGTTAGTTGTCAGTTGGAGAATGTTATCTGTGTGGAGTGTAGGTTATTTATAGAAAAATTGTTTTTTATCCGTCAGAGTCTATCCAATATATACTATTCATGCATAATAAAAAGATTGCTTCTAAGGAACGCAAATATCTCTCTGGGGTTAGGGTATCAAAATGCTTTTTAATTGCATTAGGCGTTAGCTGAGGCGTAAAATTCGCCCTATTTGATATTTATTTAATCTTGCTTTCATTGATAATCAATAACTTACAAAAATAAACCAATAAAAAAACCCTCTAAAAAGAGGGTTAAAAGATTAATTAAATTTATTTAATGATTAATTTATTTTCCAATAATTATTTGGTATCAATCCTTCTTAAATTTTCAACATCTTTTCTATCTAGGCCCAACATAGCTGGATAAATGGTACCATCTTTATGCGACATCCATTCACAGTTTGTAATATTATGGCCTTTATCTATGATAAATTTTTCGCATTCTTCAGATTGCATATATTTATTTTCAACTTCATATTGAAATACTTTACCTATTTCAAAATCTAATATTGTTATATATCCTTTTAAATATGTTTTTCTGTTTTTCATTTCTTTATTATTTAATCAGTTATTGTTTCTATTTCGCAAAAATCTAATATATAATCATAAATAGCACGTTTAATTAATTTGCCATCTAGATAAAATCTGTATTCATGCAAATTAGGTTTTATTTCTCTGTGTGTTGTTTTAGTGTTAAAGAAGTTGTAAGACCTTTGTTTTGAAGTGCCAACAAAACAACTTAATTCTCCGTGTTCCTTTATTCCGTAACTTTTATTGCTT